GGGCTGGGGCTGGGGCTGGCTGGGGCTGGCTGGCTGGCGCTGGACGCTCGGACGCTCGGACGCTCGGACGCTGGACGCTCGGACGCTCGGACGCTCGGACGCTCCGCCCCCGAGCGCCTGCCGCAACCGAGCCGCCAGGTCCCGGCGACCTTGACACCAGGCCGCCGATTGTGGTTGGGGTGTCAAGCCGTTTTGGGATAGCCTTACCGGGTAGGCCGCCGACCCGCGTCGCCGCGCTCGAGCACACGCCGGCCACCACGCCGCTTTCCCCGTGGTTCCGACCGGCCGCGCGCCGCCCGAACCCGAACACGCCCGCGCGGACGACCGCGTTAACACCAAGGACGGCACCGATGCCCGGACCCAGATCGAAACGCGCCCAGGCCGACGGCGCCTGCGGCGTTGCCAGATTCCAGATCGACCAGGCCCCCGGCGCCTGTGACGTTGGCCGTCGGGACGTGGCATGAGAGGGCGGAAACCGAACCCGACCGCCGCCCGCCAACTCGCCGGCAACCCCGGTCACCGCGCCTTCAACGCCGACGAGCCGGCCCCGCCGCCGGTCACCGACGACTTCGATGTGCCGCCCGACGAACTCGCCGACCAGCCGGCCGCGCAGGACTATTGGCGCCAACTCGCGCCGATGCTCCGACGCTGCGGCCAGGTCACGGCGGCCGATCGCGGCGCCCTCCTGGCGCTCTGTATCGAGTGGGCGCGCTACCTCGAGGCGCGCACCAACGCCACGCCGCGCTTGGTCAAGACGCCGAGCGGCTACGTGATGCCGAATCCGTGGTTGTCGATCCAGACCAAGGCGCTCGCCGCCTGCATGAAGCTCTGGCCGGAGCTGGGGCTGACGCCGTCCAGCCGGTCGCGGGTCAAGACGGCAGAAGGGCCGGGACCTGGGGGCGACGCCTTCGATGCGTTTGACCAAGACCCGCCGATGGTGGACACCGACGCCGCTGACGACGGCACGAGGACGCACTGACGAACGAGATCGATGCCTACGCGGATCGCGTGGTTGCGGGCGAGGTGCCCGCCGGGAAATACCATCGACTCGCCTGCGTCCGGCATCTGCGTGATCGGGCGCGCGAGAACACGAACGCCTTTCCCTACGTGTTCGACCTACGCCGCGCCGAGCGGTTCTTCAAGTTTTCGGCGTTGCTGCGCCACTACAAAGGGGAGTGGGCCGGGCAATACATCCGCCTCGAGCCGTACCAGAAGTTCCGCCTCGGGTCGATCTTCGGATGGGTGCATCGCGACACCACGTTGCGGCGGTTCCGCACGGCGTACAATGAGATTCCTCGCAAGAGCGGAAAGTCGATCGAGGCCGCCGTCGTCGCCATTTACGTCACATTTTTCGATGGCGAAGCCGGGTCGGAAGGCTACTGCGTCGCCACCAAGCGGGACCAAGCCAAGATCGTCTGGAACGACGCCGCCAAGCTCGTACGGAGCAGCGGCCTCCGCTCGCGAATTCAGGTCCTCGCCGCCAACATGCACCGCGAGTCCACGGCATCGAAGCTCGAGCCGCTTGGCGCCGACAAGGACTCGACCGACGGCTTGAATCCGAACCTGATCATCGTCGACGAGTTTCACGCGCAGAAAACCCGGGGCTTGATCGACGTGATGGAGACGGCCACCGGCGCCAGGCGCCAGCCGCTCAACTTCCAGATCACCACGGCGGGCGAAGACATGCGCACGCCCTGCGGCGATCAACATGCCTACGCGTGCAACATTCTCGACGGCGTCCTTGACGACGATACCTTCTTCGGCTTTATCGCGCACGCGGACGCGGAGGATTTGATCGGCGACGGCTGGCTCGAGGAATACACGTGGCGGAAAGCCAACCCCATGTTCGGCGTCTCGGTCCGGCCCGACGACCTGCGGGCGCTCGCCACCAAGGCGCGCCACATGCAGAGCGCCGCCAACGCGTTCAAGCAGAAGCGCCTCAATGTCTGGGTCAATGCCACCGCGCCGTGGCTGTCACTCGAGGGCTGGCGGGCCGGCCAACGGCACCAGCGATCCGATGGCTCGACCCGGTCCACGGAGGCGTGGCTCGCCGAGCTCAAAGGCCAACCGTGCTGGCTCGGCGTCGACCTCAGTTCCAAGATCGACCTGGCGTCGGTGTCGGCGCTGTTCCCACCGAAGGACGCGCGCAAACACTACTGCGCCTACGTGATGTGCTTCACGCCGGAAGACACCCTGGCCGACCGGGCCCGCCGCGACCGCGCGCCGTATCTCGAGTATGTGAAACTGGGCCACCTCAAAACGTGCCCCGGCAACCGCCTTGACCAAGACATCATCCGGGATCACGTGGTCGAGCTGCGGCGCCAATTCGAGATCGAGTCGGTGGGTTTCGACCCGTGGAACGCCGGGAACATCGAGAAGGATTTACAAGCCGTCGGCTTCCAGGTGGTCGAGGTGCCGCAAACGTTGCGGGAGATGAGCCAGCCGTCGAAAGAATTCGAGGCGGACGTGCTCGACGGCCTGGTCGATGCGAACGGCAATCCGTTGCTCGAACTGATGGTGGCCAACGTGGTCGTCCAGGTGGACGGCAAGGACAATATCTATCCGACGAAGAAGAAGAGCCGGGGGCGGATTGACGGCGTGATTGCGACGGTGATTGCGCGCAAGGTCGCGGGCGTAGAAACCAAGCCGGAGCCAACGTTTCAGATGTTCGTGCTCGGCACGACAGCAGGAGCCACCCCATGAGTGAGCAGCCGAAGACGCCGTCGCCGCCGCCCGCCCGCCCGCGTGGTCGCCCGGTGGGGTCGACGCGGGTGTCGGAACCGCGCGCGCAGGCCGCCGTCTGGTTGCCGGTGAGTCTCTACAACCGCATCGACCGCCTCTCGGTGCGGCAGCAACAGAGTATGTCCGCCACCATTCGCCAACTCCTGATTCTGAAGTTATGACGCCGCGCGGCGGCCATTTTCCCTATACAAATTAAATCGGGCCGCGCGCCGGGCCGTAGGCTCGGGCGGTGCCAGCAGCCGTTCTCCATCGCGCGTACGCCTTCCTGAACGTCAAGGCCGTCGACGGCGAGCAGCGCCTCATCACGGGCACCGCGACCACGCCGACGCCGGACCGCATGGGCGACGTCGTCGAGCCGCTCGGTGTCACCTTCAAGAATCCCCTGCCGCTCCTGCTGTATCACAACAGCCAGAAGCCGGTCGGCTGGGTGAAGTTCAAGAAACCGACCGCCGACGGGATCGAGTTCGAGGCGAAGCTGCCGACGATCGACGAGCCCGGCACGGTGCGCGACCGCATCGAGGAGGCGTGGACGAGCATCAAGACCGGCCTCCTGGCCGGCGTCTCGATTGGCTTCCGCGCGATCGAAGAGGCGTTCAACAAAGAAACCATGGGCTATCGGTTCCTGAAAACCGAAGTCCTCGAACTGTCGCTCGTCGCGATCCCGGCGCAGCCGGACGCGCGCATCGAGACGATCAAGTCGCTCGACGTGGGGCTTGCCGCGCCAGGCACTCGGCCCCCCGCCGCGCCCCCCCACCCGTCCGGCGCTTCGGACACTACTCGCGTCGTCAAGACGCGCCCGGACGGACCCATGAAGAAAACCTACGCCGATCAGATCACCAGCTTTACGCAGACCCGCGCCGCCCAGGTCGCCCGCATCGACGCGATCATGGAAAAGACCGCCGAAGAGGGCGTGACCCTCGACGCGGCGCAGAAGGAAGAGCACGACACCCTCGTCGCCGACATCAAGGAAATCGACGAGCACCTGATCCGCCTCCGTGAGGCCGAGGCCCGGAGCAAGGCCGCCGCCGTGCCGGTCGTGGCCGACACGCAGGAGAAGGCCGCCGCCAGTCGCGGGGGCCAGGTCATCCTCGGCGCCAAGCAGACGCCGCCCGGCATCGAGTTCACCCGCTACGCGATGTGCTTGGCGTCGTCCAAGGGCAACACGCATCAGGCGCTCGAAATCGCCAAAACCCGCTACCCGGACGAGCACCGGGTCCAAGAGGTGCTCAAGTCGGCGGTCGCCGCCGGCACCACGACCGACGCCAACTGGGCGACGGCGCTGGTGCAGTACCAGGACTTCGCCGGCGACTTCATCGAGTTCCTGCGGCCCAAGACCATCATCGGCAAGTTCGGCACCGACGGCATCCCGAGCCTGACGCGCGTGCCCTTCAACATGCGGGTCGCCAGCCAGACGGCGGGCGGGTCGGGGTACTGGGTCGGAGAAGGCAAGCCGAAGCCGCTGACCAAGTTCGCCTTCAGCACGGTGACGATGCAGTGGGCGAAGGTCGCCAACATCGCCGTGCTGACCGAAGAGGAAGTGCGCTTCTCGAGCCCGGCGGCGGAAGCCAAGGTGCGCGACGCCCTGTCGGCGGCGCTCATCGAGCGGCTCGACATCGACTTCGTGGACCCGGCGAAAGCCGCGGTCGCGAACGTGTCGCCCGCCTCGATCACCAACGGCGTCGCGGCCATCCCGGTGACCGGCGTCACGGCGGCGTTCTTCCGCGCCGACTTCAAGAGCCTGATGGCGCCGTTCATCGCGGCCAACATCGATCCGGCCAACGCGGTCCTGATCATGTCGACCTCGATGGCCCTGTCGCTGTCGCTGATGCTCAACGCACTCGGCAACCCGGAATTCCCGATGTTGACGATGCGCGGCGGCACGATCCTCGGCATCCCGGTGATCGTCTCCGAGTATCTGACGACCCTCGGCAGCCCGAGCACCCAGATGATCGTCCTGGTCAACGCCAGCGACATCTACCTCGCCGATGACGGCCAGGTCGTGATCGATGCGAGCCGCGAGGCGTCGCTCGAGATGCTCGATGCCACGCTGTTGCAGGACAGCACGGCGGGCACCGGCGCGTCGCTGGTCTCCTTGTGGCAGAGCAATCTTCTGGGACTCAAGGCGGAACGGTTCATCAACTGGAAACTGCGCCGGGCGGCGGCGGTCCAGTACCTCTCGCCGGCGGCGTACGCGTAAAACCTCGGGGTTGTGGGCTGGGTCGCGGGCGCATCGCCGCGATCCGGCCCTTTGCTTGTCAGGGTTCCGCATGATTCGTGTTCACCACGCGCGCCCCTCGGCGGTCGGCGCGTGAGCTCGCTCCACTTCGTCCTTGACCAGCCTGCGGCGTGCGCCACCGGGCTGGACACCATCCTCGCGCACATTCGCGTCCTCGGGACGCAGGTCACCACCATGAACGCCAAAGTCCAGCAACTCCTCGACGACGCCGTCGCCGCGCGCGCCTCCATCCGCGCCCTGACCGATCTCGCCGTCGGGATCAAGACCAAGCTCCAAGGCGATTCGGCGGTCATCGCGCAGCTCCGCATCGACCTGGCCGCCGCCATCGCGGCGCTGGCGAACGCGGGCATCCCGGCGACGGAACTCCAAGCCCTGCAGGACGTGCACGACGGCCTCGTCGCGGCGACGGCCGAAGTGGACGCCGACGTCGCCGGCATCGTCAGCGACATCACGGCGAATACCGCCCCGTAACCCCATGCGCCGCCTGCTGCTCCTGCTGCTCGCCGGCCTGGTGTGGGCCGGGCCCGTCCACGCGGCCACCACCGTGACGGTCGCGTGGGATGCCTCGGTGTCGCCGGAGGTGACCGGCTACCGCGTGGAGTGGGGGACGGCGCCCGGCGACCATCCGAATATCGTGGACGCGCCCGGCCCGGGAACGACGCGGAGCGTGTTCCTCGCCGTGCCGGGGCGCTACTTCTTCATCGTGCGCGCCTACACGCCGACCCAGACGAGTGCGCCGTCCAATGAAGTCTCGGTCACCATCCCGCCGGCCGCGACGGACCCCTGCGCCTTCCCGCTCGGGAGCACCTCGGTGTCGATCTTCGTCACCGGCCGACTCAATAAAACCGGGAGCGGCGGCCCCGGGTCGGGGGCGTTCATCACGTTTCGCGCGTTCTCCCCCAACTCGCCGATTACCTATCTCGCGATTCGCGCCAACGGCGTCGATGTGCCCGACAGCGTGGCGTCGGCGACGGGGGTCGGCGATCGGCTGGCGTCGCCCGGGTCGTTGTGGTTCACCATCCCGCCGGGGACGGGGCCGTACGCCTATGCGGTCTACGCCAAGAATGCCGCCGGGTGCGCGCGCGAGCAACCGACCGGCTTCAGCACGCCATGAGGTCCGTGCCATGAAAGTGATCGCGCTCCGGGATCTGCCGAATCAGCGGGCGGCGGGCGAACTGTTCGAGGCGCCCGACGACCAGGCGCGCGTCTTGATCCTGCTCGGCCACGCCACGCCGGCCGACGCGATCGATGAGGCCCATCCTCACAGCTCGCGGGCGATGACCGAGGCGTTGAAGAGCGCGCCAGGGTCACGGCGTCGCACCTATCAGCGGCGCGACCTGACCGCCGAATCGCCGTCCACGGAGGACTGAGGCCGGTGCGGGTCTTCGGCCTCACCCTCACCCGCCGGACGCCGCCGGATCTGCCGACGCAGATTAAGGCGGCCGTCAACGACGCGCTCGTCACCCATCTGCCGGAGCGCGTGGGCAGCGGCGTGTGGGGCACCATCCGCGAGGCGTTCTCCGGCGCGTGGCAACGCAACATCGAAGTCAACCGGCACGACGTGCTCACCTACAGCACCGTCTGGGCCTGCGTCACGCTCATCGCCAATGACATTTCCAAGCTCTGGCTGAATCTCGTCGAAGAGGACGCCGACGGCATCTGCACCGCGACCGAGAACCCGGCCTACTCGCCGGTCCTGCGCAAGCCGAATCACTTCCAGACCCTCATCAAGTTCCTGCAGTACTGGGTGATCTCGCTGCTGACGACCGGCAATACCTACATCCTCAAGCGGCGCGATCAGCGCAACGTCGTCGACGCGCTCTACGTGCTCGACCCGTCGAAGGTGACCGTCCTGGTGGCGCCGGACGGCGCCGTCTACTACCAACTCAGCACCGACTATCTCTCCGGGTTGGACGAGGCGTCGGTCACGGTCCCGGCGCGCGAGATCATCCACGACATCTGCGTGCCGCTCTATCACCCGCTGGTCGGCGTCTCGCCCATCTTTGCGTGCGGGATGTCGGCGATGCAGGGCTTGAAAATCCTCATCAACTCGACGCGCCTGTTTGCCAACGGGTCGCAACCCGGCGGCGTCCTGACCGCCCCGGCCGCCATCTCCGAGGTGACCGCGAAGCGCCTCGAGGAGTACTGGGCGAACAACTACGCGGGCGAAGCCAACATCGGCAAGATCGTCGTGCTCGGCGACGGACTCACCTACCACCCCTTGGCGATGTCCGCCGTCGATGCGGAAGTCGTCGACCAACTGAAGATGACCGACGAGCGGATCTGCGCGACCTTCCACGTGCCGCTCTACATGGTGGGCCTCGGCCCCGCGCCGCCCTACACCGACATCCAGAGCCTGAACCTGCAGTACTACGCGCAGGCGCTGCAACACATCATCGAGAACATGGAAACGCTCCTCGAGGAAGGCGTGCTCGAGGCGCGGCGCCTCGCCAAGCCGACGCTCGGGATCGAATTCGACATCGACGCCTTGGCGCGGATGGACACCAAGACGCAAATGCAAACGGCCAAGGAAGGCGTGTCGGGCGGCATCTATGCGCCGAACGAGGCGCGCGCCAAGTTCGACTTGAAGCCGAAAAAGGGCGGCGACTCCCCGATGATGCAGGCGCAGATGTTCAGCTTGGAGGCGTTGTCCAAGCGCGACGAAGCGCCGCCGCCCTTGGCCCCGACCGTGGGATCGCCCCCCGCGCCGACCGCCGACGCCCCCGCTCCCGACGCCGCCAAGGACGACGCCAAGGACACGACCAAGGACTTCGATCTGGCGGCGTTCAGTGTCCTGCTGATGACCAAGGCGGCCGCCTTCGCGGACGACACCGAGGTGGCTGATGCCGCTTGAAGCCCAACTCGCCGACTTGGTGGTCGCGGCCGTCAAGACCGCCACCACGCCTGCGCTGCGACGCCTCAGTGCGGCGGAACGCGCGGTGGGGACGCTGGCGGCACAGGTCACCTTGCTCGATGCCGCGTCGCAACGCGAGGCCGGGCGTGACCTCCGCCTCGCGGCGCTGGAAGAGCGGGCCCTGGCGCTCGAGGCCCGTGCCGCCGTGCCGGGGCCACCTGGTCCCCCTGGTGAGCTCGGGGCGACCGGCGCGGCAGGTCCGGCCGGAGCGCCTGGGCCGGCTGGCCCCGCCGGGCCTGCGGGACCGCCTGGGGAGCTGGGCGCGCCCGGCGCGGCAGGTCCGGCCGGAGCGCCAGGGCCGACGGGCCCGCCAGGGGAACCCGGCCCGCCCGGCGCGGCAGGGCCGCGCGGGGAGCTCGGGGCGCGCGGCGAGAAAGGCGACCCCGGTGAGGCAGGCGGAGTCGGACCCCGCGGGGAACCCGGGGCACGCGGCGAGCCCGGCGAGCGCGGTGAGATGGGCCCGATGGGCGCGCGCGGCGAGCAGGGCGAGACGGGGGCGACCGGTGAGATGGGCTGGGCCGGACCGCGCGGCGAACCCGGGGAGCGCGGCGAACGCGGCGAGATGGGGCCCATGGGCGCGCGCGGCGAGACCGGCGCGACCGGCGAGATCGGCTGGCCCGGACCGCGTGGCGAAGCCGGCGAACGCGGCGACCCCGGCGACCCCGGCGAGCGCGGCGAGATGGGGCCGATGGGCCCGATGGGCGACCGCGGCGAGAAGGGCGATCCCGGCGAGCGCGTCGCGGACGTGCCCCTCGACGACACGTGGGACGCCTTGGCCACCGCCATCCAGCGCGCCGCCGACGTGGCCTTCCCCGCCGACGCCATGCCCGTGGCGCGCACGACGCGCAAGCGCAAGCTGGTGACCTACGAACACATCGACGGCATCGCCCGGCCCGTTGCGATCGAAGAAGTCGAGACCGCCGAGTAGAGGAGACACCTGATGGGCAACGTGGAATTGTGCTCGGGCTGTGGCGCCGTCGCCCCGCAGCATCCGATGGTCGGTGTGGCGCGCGACACGGAAACCGGGGAGTGGGCCGCCTTTCCCGTCTGCCGCCCCTGCTGGTCGACCCCGGCGCATCGCACCGCGCCCCTGAAGATGCACTTCTTCGAACGGGCCGACGCGCCGCTCGCGGTCCAGTCCGCCGCCAACAACATCATGGTGTCGCCCGCCTCGCCGCCCGCGCCGGCCAAGAAAAAGCGATGAACCCCAACTCGCAACACCAACTGTGGACGATGTGGGACTACACCGTGGTCCCCGATCCGCCGCGCCATCCGAGCTTTGCCCAGGTGCGCGAGAACTGCGTCCGGTTCGCGCGCCTCGCCTTCGGGTCCGCCGGGCAAATTCAGATCGTCCAGAAGCGCCGGTCGTGGCACGTCCGCGTCCTGGCGGAAGGCTTGCCGGGCCACGACCCGGCGTTCGCCGACTGGATGCACGCGCAGTGGTTGCGGTTTTTCCAGCACGGCTTCGGCGCGCGCTGCCACGTCACCAACGCCGTCAAGTTGATGGCGGGCGACCCGCAGACCGGACGCCCGGCGGATCAAATGCTCATCGTGCCGACCATCGTGCGCGAGGTTCACGAATGACGGCGCCGCGCGCACGAGCGCGAGCAGAATCGCCCGACGTGTGGACGTTTGTCGCTTGGAATAAACAGGAACCGACGGCCGCAGGGGCACACACGTTCGACCGCGCGCGCTCGGCCGCTGCCGTTCACCACGAAGAGCTCGCCATCCTTGATGCGATCTGGGTGCTGCCGCCACACGTTGCAGCCGTGGCACGCCGGAACCAAGTTCTCTGGCCTGTTGTTGTGCGTGTTCCGGTCGAGATGGTCGGCGGTGATGTGGTCGGGACGGCCTGTCCAAGTCAGTGGCTTCGCACACCAATGACAGGCGTGCGGGCCAGGACCGATCTTGTCCAACAGCACCCAGCGATGGAGCGGCACGATCACGTCGCGCTTTCCGATCGCGCAATCGTGGGGCAGGACGAACGACTCATACCGATGTTTTTGCCGTTCGACTGGAACGCGCTTGGCCGCGCCAGCGCACGTTGTCGAACAATACCTTTGGCCGGTACGAGTCGGATCGAACGACACACCGCATGTCAGGCAAGGGCCGATGCGATGCGCTCTGCAACAGAACACTTGTCGATTGCCGCTCGGCCGAAACATCTCGGCACAGCGAAGACACGAGCGCAGCGGATAGTTGCGGGTAGGCATGTGCGGCATGGTGCCACACTTTGCGCGGCAGGTCTAGTCAGGAGAATATGTCATGGCGAACGCGCTTTATCCGGACTTCAAAAGGTCGTTGCTCAACAAGGAGTGTGATCTCGACACCGACACGATCAAGGCGACCTTGATCGACAGCGCCGACTACACCTACTCGGCCACCGACACGACGTATGTCGCCGGGGCCAACGGTGTCGCCGACGCCTCCAAGGTGGCCGTCTCGTCCGCCCTCGGCTCCCCGACGATCGCGGCGGGTGTGTTCGACACCGCCGACTTCTCGTGGACGACCGTCACCGGCGACGTCAGTGAAGCGATCATCCTCTGGGATGACACGCACGCCAGCGACCGCCTCGTTGCCTTCTACGACACGGGGATGACTGGAATGCCTGTCACGCCAAACGGTGGCAATATCAACGTGACAGTTCACGCCTCTGGGTGGTTCTCGCTGTAGCATTTGACGCTGCTTCGAGAAGGAGTAACCGATGGACCCGCGACTGACGGTGATCGGCGTGTTGGTGTTGGTGGGGTTCGTGTTGACGATCGCGACGACATGGAACCCGCCGAAGGTGGGACTCTGGGTGCCGGTCCTGCTGCTGTTCGTGATTGAGCTCTTACGGCTGTTGCCGCTCGGCAAATAGTCCTCACTACTGAGCAAATAGTCCTCACTACTGAGCAAATAGTCCTCACTACTGGGGAAAGGAGGCCCGGCGTGGTGGTGTTCGAGATTCGGATTCAGGTCGATGACCTCGGGCAGGTCATGGTGATTGGTCCCTTGGACGACCAAGTGAAGTGTTACGGCTTGTTGGAAATGGCCAAAGACGTGGTGGCCACGCACCATGCGCAAGCGCGGCAACGGCTCGTGCAGTTGGCCAGTGGGGCGGTGCCGGGGGCGTTTCCGGCGGGCGGCTTTCCGAAACAGCAGGAGATCACGTAATGGCGCGCAATCTGTTCAACGACGGTCCGTACGTCGATATTCCAATCACGCTGCCGTCGACGTACACCACGACGACCATTGTGCCGCTGTGGCCGGCCGCGGCGTTTACGCCGGTCTTCGCCAACGACCCGAAGGCCGGGAAGATTTACTGTGTCCGGGCGGGCGGCACGATTGTGATGAGCGTGAACACGTGCACGCTGATCATTACGCCGAAGTACGGCACCGGCGGCACCGCGTTGGGCGCCAGCACGGCGCAGACCCTGCCCGTGATGGCGGCGGGCATCTGGACACTCGAGGCCGAACTGGTCTTCACGTTTATCGGCACGGGTGCCGCGTCCAAATGTTATTTGATCGGGAAGTTCTGCTGCGCCGGCACGATTGCGACACCTGGGGCCGGGACGGTGATTCCGTTCGGCGGCACGCTGGCCACGGTGACGAGCGATGCGCTGGCCAACGTGGAGATCAACACGACCCTGGGCGGCACCACCGGATCGCCGGTGCTCGGGACCGTCTTTGCTTATATCTTCTCGAGGAATTAGATGGCCGACCGTGGCCGGGCCATGCCGACGTGGAGCCCCACTCCCATTGGGAGTGGGAAAACGCCGGGTGTCTTCACCGATGGCCCGGCGCGCATCTACGACGTGATTTGGTCCCTGCGTGGGGTAACGCGCGACGCCTTGGGCGTGCCGCTGGGGGGCGTGACCGTCGATGTGTTTCGCAGCCTCCCGCCGCACGAATGGATCGGCAGCACGGTGTCGAAGGCGGATGGGTCCTATCAGTTCAGTTATCTGCCCGACGGCGTGACCAACTTTTTCATCGTGACGTACTTGGACGGCGCCCCCGATGTCGCCGGATGCTCGGTGAATACGCTCGTCGGATCGTAAGAGTCGGTGACATGAGCAGGCGCTGTCTCCCCGGCGGTGCCTGGTCATGAGCGACCAGTTTCTCTATCCGGTCGATCCCCCCTCCGACAGTACGCTGCGCGCGACGCCGGACCCGGTCGGCGCGGCCACGCTGGACAGCGGGACGCTGCTCTTTGCGCCCGCCTCGGTGGCGCCGGACCAAGCGGTGGTCGGCGCGACCATCCATCCAGGGACGGCGCTGCGCACGGACGCCTTCACCTACAGCAACGGCAACCTGAAGGATGTCGGCACCAACTGGGCCTATATCGGCGCCAACCCCGTCCGCCAATGGATCGACGTCCAAGCCGCGCGGTTCGTGCACACCGCCTCCCAGACCTCCCTCGCCTATGACACGGGTCACACCTACGCGCCGGACCAGTACGCGCAGTTTGTGTATCGCGCGGCGAGCGCGACGGTCGGGTACATCGGTCTGTCCGTCCGCTGCGACACGGCGGACCCCAACGGCATTACCGTCAACACCCACAAGACCGGCTATTGGGCGGAGTTCTCGCCGACCTACCGGGGCATCGGCAAAGTCGTCGCGGGCACGTTCACCGAACTGTGGTTCGACGCCGTCGCGCTCGCCGATGGGGACGTGGTGGCCTTGGAAGTCCGCGGGACCACGCTGGCGTTGTGGGTCAACGGCGTGCTGGTCACCTCGGTGGTCGATACCGCGATTGCGAGCGGATCGGCCGGGGTGCTCGGCGAAGGCAACGATGCCGCGTCGCTGGGAGACGACTGGGAAGGCGGCGAACTCGGCGCGAGTCTCTTTGTGCCGACGGCGGCCTACGTGGTCACCGCGACCACGATGGCCACCACCGCCGCGCTGAACGTCCCCACCGCCGCCTACGCCGTCACCGGGACGACGATCGGCGCGGGGTCCGCGCTGACGGCACCCACCCCTGTCGACGTCATCATCGCGGTGACGACCGCCTCGATCAGTGCCGGGGCGACGCTCGCCGTACCCACCCTGGCGTACGCGGTCACCGGCGTCACGATCAGTGCCGGGTCGGCGCTCGCCGTACCGACCGTCGCCTCGAGCGTGCTTGCCACGACGATCGGGGTCGGGTCGGCGCTCAGCGTGCCGACGGCGGCCTACGAGGTCACGGGCACGACGATCGCGGCCGGCAGCGCCCTGACCGCCGGGACGGTCAGCCTGACAGTGCTCGGCGCGACGATCAGCGCCGGGGCGGCCGTCACCGAGCCGTGGATTCAGAACACCCTGCTCGCGGCGTCGCTGGCCAGCGGGGCGGCGCTCACCGTGCCGACGGTCGCGCCGGGCGACGTGACCGTGCTGGGAGTGACCCTCAGTGCCGGGTCCACCCTCACCGTGCCCTCGGCGGCCTACAGCGTCGTCGGCACCACGCTGGCGGCGGGGGCCGCGATCACGGTCCCGTCGGTCGCTTCTGCTCTGACCACGCCGACAATCAGTGCGGGGTCGGCGCTCACGATCCCGACACTCGCCTACGAGGTCCTCGGCACCACGATCACCACGGGGAGCAGCCTCACCGTGCCGACGGTGGCCGCCGAGCCGGCGGTGACCACCGCAACGATCAGCGCCGGGGCGGTGCTCACGGAGCCGACGCTCGACCAGGCCAGCACCGGGGCCACGATCAGCAGCGGCAGTGCCCTGACGGCGCCGACGGTGACGCCGCAGGCCGTAACCGTGCTGGCCGACACGTTGGCCTCCACCGCCGCGTTGACGGTGCCGACCGTCGCGGTGGGGGACGTCGCGGTGCTCGGCGTGACGATCGCGAGCGGCGCGACCGTGGCCGTGCCCGTCGTCAGTGGCGCCGGGGACGCGACCGTCCTCGGCGTGACGATCGCGAGCGGTGCGACGCTCACCGAGCCGGTCGTGGACGTCGGCGCCGTCACGATCCTGGGCGTCACCCTCGGCAGTGCCGCAGCCCTCACGACGCCGACGCTGGCGTACGCGGTCGCCGGCGAGACGCTCGCGAGCGCCGCGACCCTGACCGAACCCACCCTGGCCGCCGCGGTCACCACGGCCACGCTGGCGGCGGGGGCGGCGCTGACGGGGCCGACGGTCACGACCGGGGCCGTCACCGTGGTCGCCGCCACGATCACCAGTGGCACCACGCAACCGGTGCCGACGCTGGCGTCTGCGGTGGCCGGGGACACGCTGGCCAGCGGCGCGACCCTGACGGTCCCCACGCTGGCGTATGCGGTGGTCGGCGCCACCCTCAGTGCGGGCAGCACGCTCACGGCGGCCCTCGTGGAGCGGGACGGCGATCAGACGCTGACGGCCGCCACCATCCCCAGCGGCGCGCTGATCGACGTGCCGACCGTCGTGCTCGAGACGGTCATCGAGCCGCCGCAGATTTTCACCGGCGTGGCCGGTCCCCGGCGGCCGCTCCAGCCCGATGTGCCGGTGGCGCAACGCCTGCGGGGGGCGTTCCTCGTCAACCGCGCGCGGCTGCGGGGACCACGCCTCACAGCCCTCGCCCCGCCCGCCCACGCGGTGCAAGGCGTCACGATCCCGGCCGCCGCCCTCGCCACGGCCCCCGAGCTGCTGCGCCCCGTCTACGCCGTCGCGACCGCCACCGTCACGCACACGGCCGTGCTGATGACGCCGACCGTGGCTGCGGTCGCGTTCCGGAACGTCGGCATTCCGGTGTCCGGAACGTCGGCATTCCCGGTCGTCCCGCCCCGACCGGATACGCGGCTCGTGCGGCGGGCAGCCCTCGCGCTCGCCTGCGCGCAAGCGTCGGCGGTGCCCCCGGCCCCCGTCGTCGTTCCCCGTCGTCGTCGTCGGTCCCCCCCGCCGTCTGCTGAGGTCGCGCCGAGCGCGGCCACGCTCGCGGCCCTTGATGAATGGATCGTGCTCCATGGCTGATTCCCACACTCCCCGCGGCATTGATCGCGTGGCCGCCGTCGTCATTAGCGTCGTCAAAACGGCGCTCGCTACGGTTCTCCTCCGTCTGGAGGCGCTTGAGGCGCGGGCCGCCGTACCCGGGCCGGTCGGCCCGCCGGGGCCGAGAGGGCTGCCCGGCCAGGACGGACCGGAAGGGGTGCCGGGGCGGGATGGCCGCGACGGCATTTCGATCCCGGGCCCCACCGGCGAAACCGGTCTCCCCGGCAAAGACGGGGCGCCTGGCAAGGACGGGCTGGACGGCACGCTGGAGGCGTTGCGGGTCGAGCCGATCGACGACCGCACGTGGCAACTCGTGCGCACGGCGACGAAGCAACCGATCGACGGCGGGCGATTCCACTTCGACGTCGTGCTCTACCGCGATGTCTACCAAGGCGGTCAGACGTACGCGAAGGGCGACGCCGTCACCTTCGCCGGGTCGCTCTGGATTGCGCAAGAGGCGACCGATGTCAAACCCGGCGACGGCGCGACCGGGTTGGGCCGATCCGGCAGCGGGCCGTGGCGGCTCGCCGTGAAAGCCGGGCGCGATGGGCGGCCGGGCAAGGACGGGAAGGACGGGCTCAACGGCAAGGACGGGAAGGATGCGGACACCGGACCGCGCCACCGGTGGTAACCGCTGCCGACGGCGATGCCAGATCGAAACACGGGTCGGTCCCCGGCGCCTGTGACGTTGCGCGACGGGATCTGAGGCGGGCGTGAGCGATTGGAACCACGGCGACCGGGTGCTCGACGACCGGGTGCACGTGTGGCGGGCGATCGTGATCGGCGTCGTCCTCATCGTCGCCCTCGCCTGCGCGACGTGCGCCACGATCACGGGCATCTACGTGCGCGGCGGGTTCTGCGAGCGGACGGTACGGCGGGATCTGCCGCCCACCGACGGCGCGGGCGTGCGGCCGAATTGGACCTACGACACGATGTGGGTGAAGTGCGAGGCGGAGAAATGACGACGGCGGTCACCGTGAGTCCGTACGTCACGGTGCCGCGCGCCTGGGAGGGCGAGACCGCCGTCGTGATCGCCAGCGGGCCGAGTCTGACGCAAGCGGACATCGCCTACTGCCGGGACCGCGGGGCGCGGCTGATTGCCGTGAAGGACGCGATTCGCTGGGCGCCGTTCGCCGACTGCCTCTACGGCTGTGACGCGACGTTCTGGATTCGCCATCGCGGCGTGCCCGAGTGCGTGAGCGTCAAGTATTCGATTGACCCCCGCGCCGCCGGCCACGGCCCCCTGCTGCTGCGCAACACCGGCGAGAGCGGCTTGGAGCTCGACCCGACCGGCGTGCGCACCGGCAAAAACTCGACCTATCAAGCCGTCAACCTGGCGGTCCACTACGGCGTGCGGCGGATCGTGCTCCTCGGTCTCGACATGGGGCATTCGCCGCACGGCCACAAATACTTCTATGGCAATCGCCCCTCGCATCAACAGGTGGTGTCGCCGTTCGCCGCGATGCTTGTGGTCTGGCCGACGCTCTTGGCCCCGCTCACGGCCCTCGGCGTGCAGTTGGTCAACTGTAGTCGGCAGACGGCGTTGCGGTGCGTGCCCCAGATGGCGCTCGAGGAGGCGCTCGAACAATGACCGACGCATCCATGGCCGACCCGTTGCGCGTGTGCATCGGGTGGGACTCGCGCGAGCCGGTCGCGTTCGCCGTGCTCGCGCATTCGATTCTCACGCGGGCGTCGCGGCCGATCTCGATTCTGCCGATCAACGTGCGCGCGCTGCGCCACGAGTACACCCGCACGCGGGGCCCGACCGAGGCGACCGAGTTTTCCTTAACCCGGTTCTTGGTGCCGTTTCTCTCGAGCTATCGCGGCTATTCGCTCTTTCTCGACTGCGACATGCTCTGCCGGACGGACATCACCGAGGTGCTGCTGTACCCGATGGCCGACCCGGGGAAGGCGGTCTATGTCTGTCAGCACGACTATGTGCCGCGCGCCCTCACTAAGATGGACGGACACGAGCAGACCCGCTACCCGAGAAAGAATTGGTCCTCGGCGATCCTGTACGCGAATGCGCAGTGCCAGACGCTGACGCCGGGGTATGTCAATAAGGCCACCGGCTTGGACCTGCATCGCTTTCATTGGCTGGCCGATGACCAGATCGGCGCGTTGCCGCGAACGTGGAACTATTTGGTCGGCGAAGACAACCAAGCGACGACCGAACCCCCGAAACTCATTCACTACACCAACGGCGGCCCGTGGCTGCCCGCGTATGCCGACTGCGAATACGCGGGCAGCCA